GCAAGCGGCTGCACATATTGAAGAGCGGGAAGCGGGTAGAAAGAAACCAAAGAAATCTACATCTGGATTTAAACAAATAAGTGGAAAAACGGATTGGTCTGCTGGTCCGAAAGAATATGAAACTCCGTTTGGAAATGTAAAGGTAGATAGTACGCCTTATGAAGAAACATTAGAACCTTGGGAAAGAGAAATGTTAGAAGCATCTTATAAAAAAGGTGGTAAGGTAGGTAAGAAAAAAGGTGGTAAAGTAGGTAAAAAGAAGCAAGGTTACAAAGCTCGTAAAGATGAATCTATTGCCATGAGAGTAAAGAAGAAACGTACTAAGAAACAACTCAAGGCTAGTAGGGATGAGTCTTATGGTAAGAAAGGTAAGGGTAAGATCAATAGAAGTTCTGGTTCTGCTCTTGTTGCTTCTTCATATGATTAATAAAAGGAGTATTACATGATTGACTTAAAACATTTAAAAAATGTAAAATTATCTTACTTCAAACATTTTAGATTTACATGGTTTGAAAGTGTAAGAGGGATAGTAGTTATGATAGGATTACTAATACATGGAGTATTTCCATTCATTCTTCCTAATATATTTTCTTCCTATATAGAGAAAGCTTCTAAAAGAATAAAAGAAATTGGTACATAAATGGCTGTATCAGGTACATATAATTTTAATCTGGATATAGATGAGGTAATCCAAGAAGCTACTGAAATGATTGGTGGTGAGGATACGCTTGGTCATGAGCCAGCCTCTGCTCGCCGTTCAATTAATCTTATGTTGAAGGACTGGCAGAATAGAGGCATTCTTCTCTGGACTACTAATACAACTTTGGTAACAGTTTCTGTTTCTACTACTGCATATGATTTGAGTAGTAATGTTATTAATGCTTTAGAAGTTGTAATTAGCAGAGATAATACAGATATTAAGTTAACTCGTATTACTCCAGAAGAGTATTTAATTATACCTGCCAAGACTCAAACAGGAAAACCTAGTCAATATAGTATTCGTAGAGGAAGAGATAATCCAGTAATGTCGGTATGGCCTATACCAGAAAACTCTACGGATGTACTTAAAATTGAAACAGTAACTGAACTGCAAGATGTTAATAAGTCTGCCATACAAAATGCAGATCTACCCAAAAGATTTCTCCCTCCTCTTACCTGTGGTTTATCTTATTACATGGCAATGAAAAGACCTGGAGTTGCTGATACTAGGATTGCGATGTTAAAAGCAAACTATGAAGAAACTCTTGCCAGAGCAATGGAAGAAGATAGAGAAAGAGCGAGTCTTTATCTTTTACCAAGACTGACGTTTTATACTTAGGAGATTTTATATCTTATGGCAACTCAAAAAAATGCATTAGCTATGTGTGATACTTGTGGATTTGTATATCCGCACAGAGTAATGAGACTTAATAGTTATGGATTATTGGTTTGTCCACAAGATTTTGAAGGACAATATGATTTAAAAAACAGTCCTCAAAATAAAGTACCGAATGTAAGAGATGATCCTGCCATTAGAAATCCAAGGCCGGATGATGGTGGAAGAGGAATCCTATGGAATGAAGATGCTTCTTGGATAACAGTTAATCCAACAACCTTAGAAGAAACAAGACATACAACACAATATGATGATGCTAATAGAAGTTGGGATTTAATATGACAGATTTAACAGGAAAGCTTATATCAGGAACATATAAGCAGCTTTTACAGGTTAATTCCAGTACTACAAATACCGGAGTAAAAGCATCTATTACTAATGTTCAGTCTGGAGATGGTACTGCCAGTGCTTTAAATATAGGAACTGGAGGAGTTATTGTTTCTGGTAATATTGGTATTATAGGAAATGCTTCAGTTAGTGGAAGTTTACTTGTTTATGATACGGTATGTGCCTCTGCTTATTATGGTGATGGATCTAATCTGACTGGTATTACTGCTTCCGTTGGTGGAGATATTTCAGTTAGTTCTATTACTGTAGCTAATACAGGTAATTTTGGTGGTAATGTTGTTATTAAAGGAGCCGCTTCTGTTAGTGGTAATATTGATACGGCAGGGAATATTTCGGTAGGTGGTACTGTAACGATCACTGGAGCAACCCATCTTAAATCAACTCTTTCTGTTTCCGGTGCTGGTGTATTTAAAAGTGGTTTATCTGTAACTGGATCAATTAATGCCAGTGAAAATGTTTCTGTTGGTGGTACTCTTGTAGTTACAGGTACTGGTACTTTCCAGGCAAAGACAGAATTTAATGACGATGTTTCTGTATCTGGTCGATTAGATGCAGCCGCCTCTGTATGTATTGGTGGTATTCTTAATGTTACTGGAATAGGTAATTTTGCAACTAATGTTTCTATTAGTGGTAATGCAAATATAGTTGGGAATGTTACGGCTGCTTATTTTTATGGTGATGGTTCTAATTTATCTAATATTTCTGCAACTATAATTACAGATGGTCGAATTGGAGGTAGTTTAGCTGTTTCTGCAAATTTATCTGTAGGAGGTAATTTATCTGTAGGGGGAGCTACTAATTTCTTAGGAACTGTAACTGTTGCAGGAGCTATACAGCTTGGAAGTACTGTTACAGCAGTTGGTATTGCTACATTTAAGGATGATGTCTCTGTATCAGGAAATGTTAACCTTGGAGGTACTGTTACAGTAGCAGGTGCAGTTAGTCTTGCCTCTACTCTAAGTGTAGGTGGAGCTACTAATCTTCTTAGTACAGTTACAGTAGCAGGAGCTACTCAACTTGGAAGTACTGTTACAGCAGTTGGTGCTGCTACGTTTAAAGACGATGTTTCTGTATCTGGTAATGTTAATATTGGAGGTACAGTTACAGTAGCAGGTGCTGTCAGTCTTGCTTCTACCTTAAGTGTGGGAGGAGCTACTCATCTAGGAAGTACCGTTACTGTTGCAGGAAAGGCAATATTTGAAGATAGTATCTCTGTTAGTGGTAATATAGATCTGGCAGGGAATGTTTCTGTAGGTGGAACAGTTACTATAACAGGCGGTAACCTACAAGCTGCTAATGCTAAAGTTTGTGCTTCTGCATTTTATGGCGATGGTTCTAATCTTTCTAATGTAGGTGTTGGTGGAAATATATCTGTTAATAATGCAACAGTAGGCGGAAATCTTTATGTAGGTGGTACAGTTACTATTGTTGGTAATACGACTCTTACTGCAAATCTAGGTGTTGGAGGTACTGTTACAGTAGCTGGTGCAGTTAGCCTTGCATCTACTCTAAGTGTAGGCGGTGCTACTAATCTTCTTAGTACAGTTACAGTAGCAGGAGCAACACAACTTGGAAGTACAGTTACTGTAATAGGAATAGGTACTTTTAAAGATGATGTTTCAGTATCTGGTAATGTTAATCTTGGTGGTACTGTTACAGTAGCAGGAGCAGTTAGTTTAGCATCTACTCTAAGTGTAGGCGGTGCTACTAATCTTCTTAGTACTGTTACTGTAGCAGGTGCAGTTAGTCTTGCGTCTACTCTAAGTGTAGGTGGAGCTACTAATCTTCTTAGTACAGTTACAGTAGCAGGAGCTACTCAACTTGGAAGTACAGTTACTGTAGTAGGAATAGGTACATTTAAGGACGATGTCTCTGTGTCAGGAAATGTTAATCTTGGAGGTACTGTTACTGTAGCAGGTGCTGTTAGTTTAGCATCTACTCTAAGTGTAGGAGGTGCCGTTAATCTTTTAAGTACTGCCACAATAACAGGTAACTCTGGTTTTCTTGGAACTGTAAGAGTTAGTGGTAATACATCAGTAGCTGGAACATTTGCTTTATCTAAATCAGCAGCAGCTTCTGTGCATACTACAGCAATTAATGGAATTGCTTCTGTTTCACTTAATTTTACCACAGGACAGAATTTCTTAACTACAGTTACAGCAGCCCATACAATGGCAAGACCTACCAATTGTAGAGTAGGGCAAACAGGAAGCGTCTTCTTTATACAGTCAGGAGGTAGTGGAACACTATCTTGGAATGCTTGTTGGAAGTTTCCAGCCGGTACTGATCCTACCTTCTCAACTTCTAATGGATCTGTAGATAGATTAGATTATATTATTGCTTCTATTTCTAGCGATAATACAGGTGAGAATATACAAGCAATCTTATCACAGGAATATAGTTAATGTTTAGTAATAATTTATTAATGGCGGCAGCATCAATATCAGGAGGTGGCTATGAAGTCGATTATTCATGCCGATTTAATGACAACGACAGCGCCTATATGACGGCAACTCCGGGCGGGACCAGAGATAGCGCCAGAATATTGACTACCAGCCTCTGGTTTAAGATTGCTAATCTTGCCGATGGCGCTACGCAAAATTTGATATCTCAAGATTGGACAGCCAGCGGCAACAATGCGATAATTTTATCTTATGGCTCATCGACCAACGTACTTAAGTTTGCGATGGAAACGAACGCAGGGGCGGCGCTAGTTACTCGTGTAACAACACAGCAATTCCGTGATCCTCACGCATGGCAGCATCTTCATATTATTGCAGACACGAACCAAACCGATAACACGGCTTGCACCATGACGCTTAATGGGGTGCAGATCACATCCTTCACAACGACAGCAAATCCCGGCGCTGGTGCGGATAATGGTGCGCTGAATACCGGCAAGGCAATCAGCCTAGGACGTTTCCAATCAGGCATTCAATATTGCGATATGTATTGGGCGCAGCATTATCTACAAGACGGCGTTATCGGCGCAGCCACCGATGCGGGCGAGTTTGATGATAATGGTGTTTGGCGTCCCATTGATGTTACCGGCCTGACGTTTGGTACTGAGGGCTGGCTTCTTGAATATTTGGTAGCGCCCGGCACCGGCAACGGCGCTGGCACCGATACTTCTGGCAATTCTAACCACTTCGCCGATAGCGGTCTGGCTGCGAATGATCAGGTCACGGACACGCCGACGAATAATCATTGCATTTTGTCCCCAATCTGGTCTGGTGAGGCCAGCGCTGGAACCATCTCCGATGGTAATTTGACTGTAGCTATGGCTAATAATTCGGCGGCGTTTAGCAGCATGTTTGTTGATATTGAAGACACAGACGGTTGGTATTTTGAAATCCACTATGACAGTGCTACGAGCTACGGTGAGGTTGGTGTTGTTGCTTTGGCTGCGTTACGCAGTCTCGCCGACTCATCCTACGCCTCTATTTCCGCCGGGGCGACCAGTAACCCCGGCAACGGTGGTTATGTGCTTGTTATGCCTGATGGAAAAAAGAGGCACGGTGCTGGTTCGGATGCCACATATGGTGCCGGTCCTTCGGTTGGTAGTTATGTACAATGCGTAATGAAAGCGGGATCTATTTATTGGGGTGTCGATGATAGCTGGGCTAATGGATCAGGCGCATTTAACC